CATTCCATGATGACGGTGTAGGTATCACCAGCAGTGTGACCAACTGTGGTAAAAGCAACGTCACCAGTCTTCCCAGAACCGGCGTTATTGGTGAGACCACCAAAAACACGATAATCGTGGTAGCCGCTCTGGTTTTCGCCAAGCTCAATACAGAACTGGTCAGCAGTAGCCTCCCAGAGAATCTGCACCTTCATGCCGTTGCATTGCCACCAAATCTTGTCGATTGAGACACCAGTGCAAGAACGACCATCAGGAAGGGTGGAGAGAGCCGAAACATCGATTTTCGTGACGCCAGACTCTCCCGTTCCATCGCTGATGTTCGTGAACTTGAAGACAGCCGTGCGCTGGCCGTCAGCAAGCGTTTGAGAGGTTACTGCATCAGCCATGAGTTCCCCCTATTAGCTGGCTTCTGCGCCGTTGTCCGCCATCGCGTAGGTCATCAGGCCGACAAAAGTGCCGCCAGTCGCCGCAGAAGCACCGACCTTAGCCTGAACCGTCGCGTTGGCAGCCAGACCACCAGCAACACACAGAGCGCCATTCGCGCCGGTAATCTCACCAGCAACGTCAACAGGAAGCTCGTTAAAGATACCATCGTTGTCAGCAGAAGTGCCGACATCAATAGTCGGGTTCGTGCCGCCCGTGCCCGCCTGAATCGTCTGGACAGACATGATAATCGCACCAGCCGGGATCGTCAGGGTGTTGCCCGTGGACGAAGAAGTGCCAATACGAACATTCGTGGCACCGGTAGCAGTCGGATCGCAGGCAAACTGGACGCTCTCAACCATGACGCCGGGGGTAACAGTACCCTTTCCGCCGCCACCATAAGAACGAACAATGCCTTGGAAGGTAGTAGTAGCCATTTGAATCTCCTGTCGTGGCTAATGTCAGCTACAGAAAGTTAGCTGTCAGGGACAAATAATTATAAGAGACAAAAAGGGGGGCAACAAGTGCCCCCCTCAATGCCGTATCGCGACGGATTACGCCCCAGTCGTACCAAAGGCACAACGGGGATCGCTGTAACCGAAGCTGTAACGCTCGCGGGCCTTAAAGCGGACGTTACCAGTCGTGAAGTCACCTTCCATCGAAGTGCGGAGAGGCGAACGCTGGTAATGCTTAAAGCCGTTGGGCGCATCGGTCTTAACGAACCACGCATCGGTGTCGGTCAGGAAGTGGTTGACCGTATAGCCCTCGGGAAGCATACCCGAGTTACGGACCGCGTTGATGTCGTTGTCAGCCGTGCCGGGGCGAAGCTGCGACTCCAACAAACGCTCAGCCACAAAGACCAACTGCGGCGGCACGATGAGCTTCATGCCACGCAGAGCCACCTTCATGTTCCGTTCGTCAACAAACGTGGAGATGCTGATAAGAGCGTCCTCAAGCGAGGTCTCATTCAGGTCCGCGTCCGTCGAAGGACGGTTCGAGAAAGTGCCACCGTAAGCCAGCGGGTGGAGGGTGTTAAAGAGCGAAACACCGTCACCGCCAGTCGCCGAGAAGCCATTGTTGAGGACGTTCGCGGCCTTCACCTGTTTGGTGTTGGACATCGAACGAGCCAGCGCCCGCGTGTAACGGGCACCAAGACGATCATAAAGATTGTCTTCCATTGCCTCTTCAGTCAGAGCGAAAGCCAGCGCGATGGTCTCGTGCGAGTACCGGGCCGTATATGCCTCCGTGGCAGTGTCGAACGTGATCGAACTACCTTCCGACTTGGCTGGCGCGGTGCCGAAGCCAGTGAGCATGACCTCTTCTTCAAAAGCACGATCAGAACTCTCCGTGGAGAAGATTTCTGCGTGTTCCTGATCGTAGCGGTCGTACTCCATTCCAAATAGAGCCGCGAGTCCCGGCTCCAGTTCTTTAGCGAGTTGTGCGCGTGAAATAGCCATTTTCTAGCCCTCCTTACACGCCAGTCTCGGTGCCGTAGAAATGCTCGTCGATACGAACAATCACATTGGCATTAGCCGAGCCTGTGGTGCTGTTTTCAGGGTCTTTAGACACGCGAACAATTCGGAACTGAGCGCCCGTTGCCGCCATAGTGCCGCTAAGTTCGGCCTTGGAGACACCGGACTGCGAGTTCCCAGTCGTGTAGGAAAGGTCCGCATTATTACCGATATTTGTGGTAGCAACCGTTCCAGCCGACTGTACCAAAAACAGTTGATTCGGGTCGTCATAGACCTGAATCTTGATGTCACTAGCAGCAACACCACCCGGATATTTATTCGAGTAGGTGGGCTGTTCCGACGTGGGGTCTGTATACGAAACTCCACCAGCAACACCGAGAAGGCGATCTCCAGCCGCAGCAAGAGCAACCACGCCGGAGGCCGTCATCTTGACAGCGTCACCTTCGTAAATTGCAGTCGCATAACCGCTAGAAATGCCATACTCAGAGTAACCGGAGGAATCCGGGCTTGAACCCGTCTTCGCTACAGGCCGAAACCCGAAAGGGGCGTCCTGATTAGCCATATTGGCCTCCTAAAAGTTAATCTTCGCTGTTTGGTCCTTTACGACCAAATGAGACTGAGCTTTTCCGCTCAGGAGAAAGTTTGGGCATCCGCGAATCATTGTCGCGCATCCAGTCGTTATCGACTGCTTCCATCATTCCATCCGTCTGCTGACGGAAGTACTCTTCGCGGTCTTCCGCGACTTCCACAGGAACCTTATGGGCGATAAGCCCCCCGTTGCCTACAAGTCCTGCGTACTTGCCTTCATCGACAACAGGTGCATCGAAACCGGAAAGGTCTTCAGCCCTTAAAGGCTCATAACCTTCCCTTTTTCGTTTGAACATATTGTTCTTGTCATCATAGCCCATAACTGACTCACGAATCCACCTATATTTATAGCCTTCAGGAGGTTCCGGGAGATCAAGCGACGATGACGGTTTCCAAGCCTTTTGACGCACTTTCTTTTCTCTGGTTTGGTCTTTTCTCGAACTGCGATCCATTATGCGTTCCTCTGCAATGCAATCTTGCTTTTCAAATAGGCTTCGTCAGTAACTCCAAGCCTTCTCGCAACTCTGCGCTCACCTTCTGAGAGTGTAGCCTTCTTTTTAGAATTAGAAGGATTGCGATTTACGCCAGCAACACTCTGGGACATTCCATTACTTTTATCAGAAAACTTGTGCGGAAATTCCTCGCGCATAATCCGGTCAATCTCCTGATAGTAAAAATCAGAAGTCGGATCGACGCCGCGAGAAACCAAGTCATGGTCAACCGCCTGAGCCGCCCCAGTCATAACAGCATCACGGCCAAACCACGGATTCTTCTGCGCCCACTGGACGGCTTTCGGATCGGGCTGTGACGGCTGATATGCCTGCTGCCTAGGCTGCTGCTGAGCTTGCTTGGGACTTGGCGTAGAAAGAGATTTTGCCCTGATCTTTTCGGCGCTGACCTCAGAAATCTTTGCAGTCAGATCGGCAACCTTGGCGTAATCGCTATCCTCGTAAGCATCTTTAAGCTGATCGCGAAGAGCCTGCTCTTGGGTCGTTAGGCGGTTATTAAGCTCAGCAACATAACCCTGATCGACAGTCTGCATACGAGCCTGCATACTTTCGGTCTGAGCCATAAGGCCACGAGCATAGTTGTAAGCGTCCTGAGCCTCCTGAGAGAGCTTATTATTGCGCTCTTCGGCAGTCTTGGCGCGAGCAACAAGCTCATTGATACGCTTCTGAACGCGGGCACTGTACTGTTCGTGTTCGCCTTCAGAATCATCTGAGGAGTCGTCAGCTTCCTGCTCAACAACCTCCTCGTCGTTTACGTTTTGTTCTTCGTTCTGATCTTCAGATTCAACGAAACTCATGGGTTCCTCAAGCGTGTTTGATGTCGTTGGGGTCTTGGACGACGGCAAGAATCTCGTCGTCATTGATAATCCGAAGCTCAGCGCCATCGATCTTAAAGCGAGAGCCGGAATATCTGGCGGTTATGACGTAATCGCCAATCTTGCACCAAGGATCAGAGTCCCCAAACTTGTCAGGGTCTCGGAAGCACAAAGGCCCCATCTTGAGAACCTTGGAGCAAACCGAAGCATACTTTTCCTTATCAACCGTAGAATCTGGCAGCCAAACACCGCCATCGGTCTTCTTCTTTGGAACAATCGGCCACACAACTATGCGCCATCCAGTAGGCTCAGGAAGCCTGTCAAGGGCGCTCCCGGTCGGTGGCGTGATGTCCGGGTCGTTGATGTAGTTGCCAAGAATCTTGTCAAGATTAGGCATTTCGGTCTTTTCGGCGGCTTCCGCCATTACTCATCCTCTTCATCTAGGTGTTTGAACTCTTTCTTCAGAAAACCCTCAATAAGCTCATAGGCCCTTATTTTGCCTACAGCGCATTGATAAGCCTCATACGATTTGGCATTGCCAGCAGACAGGTGTTCGGCCTGTGCATCGCGTTCTTTGCGTAAAAACCTGTAAAGGCTTTCCGCGAGTAGAATCGCATCCATTACAGCCTCTATATTAGGACTGTAATGTTATATATTTATTTATAAAGTCGCGTCAACACACGAATACTAGTGAGTATTTGTGTTACCAAGTAAAAGCTGGACCTTTGTCTCTAGCTCAACAACCTTCACTTTGAGTTCTGCCTCACGCAACAGGCAGTCATAGTAATCACGGCGCAATTCCGCGATTTCCTCATCAATAGTTTTACGAGCAGCGTTTACGGTATGTTCTCTAGAGGCCATCATTTCTTGCCACCAATCTTGCTCTTAATCAGGTCTCTAACGCCGAAGCTGGCGGCAAATACCGTAAAGATCAAAACCTGAAACCACTCAGGGGCCTGACTAAGACCATTAAGTCCAGATAAGGCCCACTCTTGAGTCCAAGGAAGAAACACCAAAGACATCACCACAACAGCCCAAATCGTCAATAGCTCGTCCTTCCAGCTATTGGCCGAATTGTTAGCCATGATTTGGTCCCAGTCGATGTCAGCCGTAGCTTTCTTCGCCTCAATCTCCAAGCGAGCAGTGTGCTTTGCTTCCGTGATCTCCTGACGGCGCTCGATCCATCGAGAGCCAGTCTCAATCACTTTGGAGACAATGGGACCGCCAAGGATTTTCCCAAGGACCGCAAACATTACGCAATCTTCGTCGGAAGCTGACGCTCCATAGCCCCACGACCACGGGCTGTAACCTTACCCGGAGCATTCGGCACATTGGTTCCCAGAACCTGACCGAGCGGGACTTCGCCCTGATACTCAACCTTCATCGAGGTATCAACACCAGCCATACGCTTGGGCATCTTGCCCTTCAAACCAGTATCTTCCATCACGCACTCCTTTTTTTGCGAGTCTTGGCAATAATAGCAGGGGGATTTTTCTTTAGTTCCGAAAAAGCCTTCTGAAGTTGGGTTTTCTTAGCCACGACCAATTCTCCCCACAAGATTTGCCGCAATACGCTCACGAGCAATGGCACTGCGCTCACTAATGGCTCTGTTCTGAGCCTCAACACGCGCCACATCAACCATGTTCTGTGCAGCGGCCTTGGACGAATCAAGCGCAGACTTCTGCTTGAACTTCTCGCCCTCAAGCTCAAGTTTGCGGGCAGCAAGCATAACCTCTTGCTCCCTGATCGCCACAAGCGGGTCTTTCTGCTGTGAAGGCTCTTGAGCCTGAGCAAAGCCCTCAGTCATTGCCGCTACAGTTTCCGCGATCCTGTCCTCGATCTCATTTGCAAGCGCAGCCTGCTGTTCCGGCGCAATCATTCCGCCCTGAGCCTGCATAAGCTGGACGACCTGTTCCATCATCGTGCTAGTGACAATCTCACGGGCCTTCAGACCAAGGTGCTGCATGATGTGGGCATTGACGTTTGCCACAATAGTCGGGTTTGCCTGAACAATCGGAATAACCATAAGCGCCATGTGTGCCTTGATATGGGCATCATGGTTCTGACCCTCAAAAGCCTGCGCCCCCATGCCCTTGGTAAAGTCATTGTTCTCAAGGGCTGGGTCTTTCGGCTGCGGCTGCGGAGGCGGCGGCAGAAGCTGCTCAACATCACGAACATTAAGAGCTTCGTACATACGGCGATAAGCCTCATATACACCCTTCTCGCCGTGAATCTGAGGATTAGACTGAACCATCTGAAGAATGTTCTGAGCGAGAGCAACGCGCTGAGACATGCTAAAGATGTTGGGGTCTGAAACAGGAATGATGTCAACTCGGCCATCAAAGTCGGTTGATTTAATGACCCTGTTGATGTTGCCTAGGTTATACGGGTACTCAGGCGGCAAGTAGCGGCCAAGAATGTCTGCAAGAAGGATGAACTCTTGCTTCTGCGCGTAGTGGCAACGCTTATGGATGGCCGACATGACACGAGACCCGCGCTCGATAAGAGCAACGGTTGTCCCCACCGGGGTTTCGTTGTTCATGTCGCTGAAACTCTGGTCGGCAAGCGAAACGAACCGCCTGCCGTCCTGAACCAGCAGAGAAAGAAGCTGAAGCAGAGTCTGGCTTGGCTCCTTAAAGGGCAACGGCATAATCGCTTCACGAAGACCGGCAGGGGCATCAATGTCCCTAAACTCACCCGGACGGATCGGGTTCTCTTCCTCGGCAAGCTGAACGCCACGCTGCTTGAAACCACCCGGAAGATTGGCAAGAGTCCCCGCGTCAATTAGCTGACGCAGAATGCTCGTAGCCCCACGGGCAAGACCGCCAATCATGTGCGGAAGGCCAAACCCGTAGAAACCAAGACCCGGAAGGAACTTGTAGTGAATGAAGTATTCAATCTTCGTAAACGGGTCTTCGGGGTAGTAATTCCGGCGGATGCTTAGAATCTCACCAGAGCCTTCATCAATCGTAACAATGTAAGGCAGAGCGATCCCAGTTTCTTCACCGTTTTCGTCACGATGCGGAAAATCAGGGAGATCAATGAACGCATGAAGCTCATAAACAATGAGATTGTCGTCGCTATAACTCGGATGAACGCCTTCAAGACTATCCTCCTCATCTCTGATGGAACTGCCATATGTGCTGTTGTCTGATGGCAGGACTTCGACATCTTTGTAGAAATTGATGAACTGTAGCTTTTTAAGCTCATTCATCGGCATGGAAATACGCTGGGCAATGCGCTGTGCGCTTTCCAAGTCGGTTGTCCCATACGGGACAATAATGTCTTCAGCAGGAACAAACTTGCTGACCGGCCTCGTTACCACGCGGTCGTAGTACGTCTTCTTGAAGGCAGAGCCGCTCAGCGGGAGATAGAAAAGGAGCATATCCATCTCTGGATCGTATTCCTTCATCTCAACCGTAATCTGGTAGTTCATAAACTCGGCAACGCGATCAGCCTGAGCTTCAATTTCCGGGTTTGAAGCGCCAACAATCTGGGTCCGAACAGGACCACCAGCAGGCATAAGCTCCTTGTAAGCCTGAGCCTGAAACTGAGTTACACTTTCGGCAAGAAGGGGATGGGTAACGCTGCTCGCGCCCTCAAACGGGAAGTCCCTAAAGTCCTCATACTTGATGCCCAGAGAATCAAGGCCCTTCCTGTAGGTCTCTTCCCATTCAGAGCGAGAATCTAGGTCGCCCTTAATGTCTCCAAGAAGTTGGGCCGAAAGCGCCCCAAGAGAGGTATCGTCAAGAAACTCAGCAAGGTTGGCGTCAAACGGGATTTCCTGCTCTGAGGGCACCTCTTCTTGATAGAAAGAAACGCTGCCGTCAGGATTTTCTTCCGCGATCATGTCTTCGGGAAGCTCGACCTCTTCTTCCTCAATGACCATCCCCATAGGATTGTCGAGGGTCTCTTCGTTCTCTACAAAGGCCATCAGTAATAACTTCTCGATTCACGCCACGCGGACGATTCTAATTCATAATCCGTTTCAGACCTGATGAAACCACCCTGCCTGAACCGCAAAATAGCCTGAGTTGTGCTGTCTACCAAGTCGTCGCTGTCGCCAGCAGGAAAGGCGGCACACTCTTCAATTAACTCTTGTGCAAACTTGTTTTCGGGTGCCCAAACAAGGCCGGATTCAAAAACAGCAGCAGCACCATGAGCGCGGGCTATCTTATCATTACCTCGGCTAGGAGTGAAATTGGAAACTGGAAGCCCGATTTTCCTGAGTTCATGGGTTAGGGGTGTCCCGGCAGCTTTCGCCTCAATCAATATCATGTCCGGGTTCCAGTAATTGTATTCATCATATGCCCTTTTCTTTAACTCAGGGAAGTCCAGACGCTCCTTCCAAGAGTCCAGCAATATGATGCCCTGACCTTCATCTTGGTCAGTAAATACACCCCAAGTGGTGCAGGCACTGTAGTCAGCCTTGGCCTTCTTTGAGAAAGCTGTGTCGTAGCTTTGGAGGATATAGTCGCATTCCGGGGGGTTCTTTTTTTCCCAGATTCTCCAGTACTCTCGCTTCAGGATTGCACTTTCTTCAGCAGAAGGGTTCTGCATCCACTGTGCAGACCAAGCCGCAACGGTCAAAGATGCCTTGACCTTCTCTAGCTCTTCTAAGTTCCAGAACTCGGGCCAGAGAGGGTTGTTCGTTTCCGGGAATATGGCAGGAAACTCAACAACCTCCCACTGATCCGCCTTCTCATTGGACTGGTCCTTCAGGAGGCGTGAGGTCAAGTCCCTATTGCCCCACCTAGTCATAACAAGAACAATCGCCCCACCCGGCTGAAGGCGCTGTCTCGGACCACTGATATACCATTCATAGGCCGCATCTAAAGCAGTGGCGCTCATAGCGTCTTGCTCAGAATGCGGGTCGTCAATAATCAGCAGATTAGCGCCACGACCTGAAATGGCACCGCCAATACCCGCAGCGTAATACTCACCGCCAGCGTCAGTATCCCATCGCCCGGAAGCCTTACTGTCGCTCCGCATATGGACCTCCGGGAAGATCGCCCGGTAGTCAGACGTATCAACCAGATTCCTGACCTTGCGACCGAATCTCACAGAAAGGTCAGCAGTGTGAGTAGTCTGGATGATCTTGAGCTTGGGGTTCCTGCCGATCATAAAGGCCGGGAACAAATAGCTGGCAAATTCAGATTTTGTGTGCCTTGGCGGCATATTGACGATTAACCGCCTAAGGCTTCCATCAGCGATACGTTGCAGTTTTTCTGCATAAATCTGATGGTGCTTGCCCATAACGAAGTCGGGCCAGACAGTCTTCACAAAAGACATGAAGTCTTCGCGACACTGATCTTTGTTCTTTAGCTGAACCAGCGCCTCTTTTAGGCGCACATACTCAGTTAGCTTATCTGGCGAAAGACCAGAAAGCACATCAGTTTGGGCCATTACACAACAAAGCTGCTGATTGGCACCGTGACTCTACGCAAGGGCGGAATGGGGCTTACAGACGGCAAACCTAATCCGGCATAGGTCTGGTAAACCGGCGGAACATACGCGGGCGCTACTGCTGGTGCTGCCTGCTGGGGATCGCCAAGGTCAGGATCAATATCATCTCCGGTATCAGGCGGCGTCATCTGATCGATGATGTCGTCAATCTCTGATTGAGAGGGAATGCTGACCATGTCCATGTCTGGATTGCCGAAGTCGTCACTCCCACTCATAATGCTGTTTACTGGGACATACCCGCCCCTGCCGGAACCGAGAGAGCCGCCAACAAGAGCGCCAAAAGGACCACCAACAAGAGCGCCAAGACCCCCTCCAACAGCACTGCCTCTGTCAACGTATGTCCCCACCGTCATGGAGCCCGTCGCTGGGTTGTACACGGGGCCCTGCTGGAAAGGCGTGAAAGTCGTGATAAGGCTGTTAACCAACCCCTTGTTTAGGTCTTCGGCCTTTGCTATCTCATCTTTACCGTCAACAATACCCGTCTCATAAAAAGTGCCCCGACCTGTGGCGACATTGCCTTTGTAGTCGTTCACCAAAAAATTATACAAGTCTTGCCGTGACTCCGCGTATTCAGGGTCTGTCGCAGCGGATGCGCGGGAATCATAGTAGTCCTGATAAGCTTGTTGTTGGGCGTCAAGAGTCTCTAATGCAAGGTTTGTAAAATCAACGTCAGGAGGCCCCCCTTGAGTGGCCGCGCCTCTGGACGCACCATTAAGTGAGTCCGCATCGTCCCTAGAAAACGTCCCACGGGCAGCCTCATCTTGCATCGGACCCATAAGGGCATTTAGATCGCCTGCTAACTGCTGCATTTGTGCGTCTTCAGCATCCGCAAGCGCTTTATCTATAGATTGAGCAGCGGCTATTACAGCGGGATCAACGCTAGTTGCGGCAGCACCTAATGTGGAGGGACTTGTTGCGTAGCTTGTGCCGGGATCAAAACCGGGGGCAGACCCACCTGATGTGGCGGGGTTACTTGTTTCGTAGCTTGTGCCGGGATCAAAGCCGGGGGCGGGTGCTGAAGTCGCGGGAATACCGACATCACTTTGGACGGACGGCTGAGTGATGGAATCAACAGCAGCAGCATCAGCAGCAGCATCAGCAGCAGCAGCAGCATCAGCCTGAGCTTGAGCAGCATCCATAGCTGCGGCAACTGCGCCCCAATCTATACCTACATCACCTGAATAACCAACACCCCCACCAAACTGATACTGCGGGACCAAGGAGCTAATGCCCTGCGGCATCATCGCCCGAGGCATTGTGGCGTTGCTCAGCGTTCCCATTGAATAGTTAAAATACTCGCGAGCGCCGGGGTTTCCTGCGGGCAGCGACGGGGCGCTCTGCATCTGCGCCATAGCAGATTGCGCTCCAAACACTCCGGGCGGTTGGCTAAAAGGTTGATTGTACATTAGTTTACCTTACAATGCTGATCGACTGCGTTAGCAACAACTGCATAGGAGCGGCGAGGTGACAGACCTTCTGCCCACTGAGCTTCAAAAAGCTATTGAAGCACTAAGACGCAACGAATTCAATAAAACAAATACTGCAAAAGAATTGGGGATACCCAGAAGTACCCTTAGGGATAGATTAGCCAGCGCCGAAAGACAAGGCGCAGATATCTGGGGGGCTTCATTTGACGTTACTCAAGAGGCAAAAGGACACCAAGACCTTGAGGAGCTTAAAGAAAGAAGAAGGAAGGAGTGGCAAAGAAAAAAGTCTTCTACTCCTGAAATTCTTAATGTGTCTGTTAAGCTCGACGGCCCTATTGGGCTTCTATTTATGGGTGATCCTCATGTTGATGACCCCGGCACTAACTTTCCTTTACTTGAAAGACACGTTGAAATCATTAACAGGACGCCTGCTTTATTTGCGGCGAACTTAGGCGACATCAGTAATAACTGGATTGGACGCCTTGCTTCACTTTACGAACACCAAGCGACTACTTCAGCGGAGGCTTGGCAGCTAACGGAATGGCTCGTCACGGCTGTTGACTGGCTCTACATCGTTGGCGGCAACCACGACCTATGGAGCGGAAGTGGAGACCCCATAAAGTGGATGGTGCAGAACAGCAACACGGTCTACCGGGCGCATCAGGTCCGCATTGCCATGAATTTTCCCAACGGCAAGGAAGTCAGGGTGAACACCCGCCACGATTTCCCCGGTCATTCGATGTGGAACACGGTTCACGGCCTTGTGAAGGCGGCAACTATGGGCCACAGGGACCATATTCTTGCTGCCGGTCATAAGCACACATCCGGCTATGGGATGGTAAAAGACCCCCTTACCGGGCTAATTAGCCATGTTGTAAGATGTGCCGGGTACAAGGAGCTTGATGAGTATGCCGCCAAGCTGGGACTGTCGGATGTCAATATGTTTCCCAGTTCGGTTGCGATCATTGACCCGGAATACGACGATAGCGACCCGAGACTAGTGACAATGTTCTTTGAGCCAGAGGCTGCTGCGGACTACCTGACATGGTTAAGAAAAAAGAGCAAATCCGCAAATACACCCTCGAAATCGAGGACGTAAACGGCACGGATGTCTACCATGCTGATGATTACTTTATCTCAGAAAACAACGACATCTTGACGGTTAAGGTCGGCAAGAAATCAATAAACTTTCCCACCGCCGGGTTACTCTCTTGGTCTGTTCAGGAAAATGAAAAACAGAATGTCGTGTCTCTCCGAAAGGGCGAGCAGAAAGGCCCCTCTGGATTATGTGGTCGAAATAGACGTTCCAGAAAACGAGACGACCATGACAATCCAGAGAAGGGGAATGCCAATGGCGAGCGAGGCGGACCCAAGAAGCCTCGCAGGGATGTTTCAAAAAACAAGAAAGTAAAAGAAAGTAGTGCTATAGTCCCGGCGAAAGAGGCTGAGTGACATGGCAGAGTCATCGAAAAAAGACGCTTGCTACAGAAAAGTAAAAGCAAGATATCGCGTATTCCCCAGTGCTTACGCATCCGGGGCTATTGCCAAATGCCGTAAGGTTGGGGCCAAGAACTGGGGCAACAAGGCCAAGAAAATGGCTGATGGTGGCTCCATGACCAAGGGATGCGGTGCTGTAAGGCCTAGCAGACGGAAGCGATACAAAGAGTTCTGATGGACGAGTTCGTGAATCTTTGGCCGATTGTATCGGGCGTTATTGTGGTTGCGGCTCTTGCTGTTGCATTCAGGGCCGAGATCACTGTGCGTGTCCGTGTTCTGGAAGAGAAAGTCTCTGAGCTTTTCCAGATCATCAATGATCGAAAAAAATAATGGCTATCAACCGCACAGATATGTCCAAGCAACTCAAGAGCGGGGGCCGGGTTCGCAAGACCAAGAAGGGCGCTGCGCTCAAAAGGTGGTTCAAGGAAGAGTGGGTCGATGTCCGTACCGGAAAGCCCTGCGGTCGTCAGGAAGGGGAGAAGCGAGGAACGCCGTATTGCCGCCCCAAGAAGCGGGTCTCCTCAAAAACACCGAAGACGGCTGGGGAAATGAGCGCAAAAGAAAAGCGTTCGAGGATCAGACAGAAGACGAAACTGGGGCAACCGGCTGGTAAGCCCCGCAGAGTCGCCCCCCTGAGGAGAAAAAAGCGTGGCTAGTAGGGTAAAAGAGGCCGCTTGGCACCCAATTCCCATCAAAAAGAAGACTTCGATAGGAAATAGTGTCCGTTCACGGCCAAAAAACAAAAACAAACTTAGGAATTGGAAGAAATACAACGGTCAAGGGCGCTAATTGGGCCATTTTCCGTTTTTTTCTCGGTCCAATCCAGAACCCTAGCTTGCCAGATTAAGGAAGACCATCCCGGTTTCCTTCAGAAACTCCCGTTTCATAGTAGAAAAACGCAGGACCATAGCGGTTAACTCCGGGGAATACTGCATGGCCCGCATCTCTGCATGGTGAATCCACCACTCTCTGGGTTTCAGGTTCAGGTGTCCCGGCATGGGAACCTGACTCGCGGTCATGATGAGGATGCGACCGGCATTGCCGCAGACGGTATCTAGGAATTTACCGGCGTGTTCTTCCGGTATGTGTTCGGCTACCTCAATAGACCAGACCACATCGAATGGTTCCGGGAAGGCCACAGGAGCCTTGCAGAGGTCTATCAGAGCGATGTTTGGGGGTCCGAGTACCTCAGGGTCCACATCGATCCCAAACGCCTTAAAACCGGCTTTCTGGGCCGCTATGACCTGTCCTCCTACACCGCACCCCACATCTAGCAGGGTGCGGCATCCGAAGGTCTTCAGGAGGGACAGGGTGCCTACGTCAACATGGGTGACGTTGTGGTGTCCTCCAGCATAGATCGGGGTCTGGTAGCTCATTCGAGTGTCTTCAATTCTGCGGCCAGTGAGGCGTATCCTGCCATGTCGATGTAGTCGTCTTCGTTGAAGCTGCCGTGCTGTGTTCTGGCGACCTTCTGAAGGAGGTTAAGCATCGCAACATCGCTTTCGCTGATCGGGCCATTTCTGCCATGCAGATAGATATTCCAGTAACGCGATATGTCTGCAAACAGGGCAGATGGGTTGCCGTGGGTTCCCTCTCGGTCTTGAGTAACCAAACGTAGTGCCCGCTTAAGGATTTCCTTGCGGATCATTTTGACTCCATTTTATGAGTTGGAAGTTTTCGAGTGGTATTGCTGCGACTGGTTCTACGTCTTGCCAGTCATTGCGGTCAACTCTGCCGCCCTTTTCGTAGCTGAACTGGTTGCACAAATTGACAAATCCCAGTGAATCAGTCCAGCGCACGAACAGGATTGACGGCAGGGCCGTGGTTTGGGTCAGGCGTCGTGCGGCCAGAATCTTGTCGAGAGAGATGATGTAGGTAGGGTACCTTTTCATCTCGTTCTTGCGGCATTTGATTTCGATCCAAGATCGTATCTCTGAACCCCTGACTGCTGCGTAATCCAGTCCGTACTTTATCGGCAGCTTCATCATTTCTGATTTGTACAGCTTGCCGAGATGGTCGGCGACCTGACGTTCGTTCGTCAGATCACCGGCCCGCTCATAGA